TTAATTGTTTCAGCAACAACCTTTTCCTTTTCGATTTCCTTCATTAGAAAATACCTGGAATGATTTGTCCTGTGAATGTGTAAGCACCGACTGCTGCTACAAAACCTAGCATTGCTGCCCATCCATTAAATCTTTCTGCTTCTGGTGTCATGAGTTTTTCCTCTTTGTTGATTGTGAATTGTGAATTAATTTTCATTAGAAAATTGGTGGAAATATGCTACCAAAGAAACCGTAGTTTATAGTAGCGATGATAAGTCCTAGCATGGCAAGTCTGCCATTAACTAATTCTGCGTATCTCCAATACTTGTGACTAAAGTCCATTAAAAGATACCTGGTATGATCTGACCAGTAGTAATGTATGCACCTAGTAATGCTACGAAACCGATCATTGCCCAACGACCGTTAACTTTTTCTGCATTCTGTGGGTAACCTTCGTATGCTACTGTCTCATCGATGTAAGGACGTGTCTCGGTTGGAAAGGCATTTTGTCTTCCACCTGACTCAGTTGTTACGGTCATGTTTCGTTGTGTGAAGTATTGTTACATAATTATATATAAAAGATTAAGTTTTTGTCAACCCCCTTTTATATAAAATTCCTGACATTCTCTAAAAACTGTTGCTATCACTACAAAAATAAAAAACCTGCTGATTAGAGCAGGTATTTATACTTATGTCAGGGTTTCCTGACATTACATAGCAGGTTGATACGAAACTGTATCACTTTTGTTTGGATATGCTGCGACCTCTGGATCTGGATCTAACCACTTTACATACTCAGGGTCTTCAAGAGCACAGTCTAATTGCATCTGACTGTCCAGATAATACATGGTTTGATAATGATCAGTAACCTCATTGTATTTTAGGATGCGAAAGTCTGGCATACCATTAATCTCGAGTTTACCGACCTCAACAAACCTGTAAGGAAATCTGTCAAGAATAACTTTTGCTTTTGTCATTGCTGTTTCGTGAAGTATATCTTTATTATACTCTCTAACGTAACACGTTTTCATTATACAGTGGACAGTAATTTTATTGTCACACAGCGTAAGCAAATTGTGGTGCTACTGCTACTGCTGCAGTTACACAAGCGAAGAGAGATATGCTGATTAAATAAGTTTTTGTCATTGTCTTTTATTAAGTTATATTACTATGTATAAGTATAACTACTTAGACAATTTATGTCAAGGTTTGATTGACTGTAACTTTGCTGTTTCTATCTCATCGCTTTCATCTGCATTTGTATGATGTGTGACTTCTCTTAATGTCTTTAGATATTCTAAGACATGTTCTCTAATCTCCATCAGTTCATCAAAGCACCCTTGGTTGTGTGCACAACCTCTCAGTTGATGATCAGGTGCTAAGACTGACTCAGTGAATAAGGACAATGCCCTATCATATTTGATAGCAGGAGTCTCTACTCCTACAGATGCTTGATCTCTCATTAGACTATTGGAATGAAAACCATCCTGTTATTATCATCTTCTCCTTCGTCTCGGATACTCTTCCTCTATGAAAGTGTGTCCAATCTGATGGCCAGATGACTGTGTATCCTTTTTGTGCAGGCACATACTTATCTTGATGAAACCACTCGGTGCCACCATCAGGGACATCGTTTAGGTATGTCATAAAGACAAGGTGTCTATACACATTACTTGGTAGGCAGTTTGATCTCTCTGTATGCCAGAGTTTAAAACCACCACCCTTAGGATACCATTGTATAGAAAGTGGCTCGTTTATACGGAAGTCAGATAACTCACAGAATGGAAATCTATCCATGTATAGCTCTAGAATTCTCTGCAATTCAACGAGATACTTTTCACAATGCATGACTGCTGCTTGGAATGGTACGTGCAGGTCACGAGAATCTTTAAATTCTTTATTGGTTTGTGTCTCCCCACTTAGTTGGACTTGACCTTCAATGTAAGGTAGAAACTGTTGGTGCCTGTAGAAGTTTACAACCTCTGTGACTGACTCATCGGATACGAAGTCGCCCCAGATAAAATCATTATGCTTTTCACATATCTTATCTTTATAGGTTGTGATCTCAGGTTTTAGCATCTACTCTATATGAAAATATCGCTCGAGGGGATTTGGGTGATGCTTCATGATACATCCCCTTAGGTATGTATAGTGCATCACCAGGATTAATGGTGACTATATCTGCCAAGCATGTTTCACATGCATTGGTATCAAATCTATAGGACGTCCTTCCTTTGACTCCTATAATTAATACATCTTCTTCATCTTTGTGCCTGCCAAATGTATCAGCAGGTGCAAAGTAAGAAACATAAACGTCCATGTTTTGACACTCATGTCCTGACCATGCTTCAAACTCACGTCTAGCAATAGTAAAAAGAGGAGGACAGGGATATCCTCTCCTCCACTTAGACATATAGGAGGGTGCACCTCCTTCACACATTACATGACATTGACCAGAAGGGTCGTTTAGAGTTGCATTGACATACATTAACACACTCTCCCATGGCACGTCAACATGCTTGGGAAATATATCTCTGTATACAATGTATCTCTGATCATCCATAAGTTAAATCATAATTAAGATTGTCGATTAGGATTTCATAATCCTCCTCAACATCAATACCCCAGAATTGGACACGACGTTTGTCGGCATAAAACCTACAGAGTGCTTGAAATAAAGTTGGGTATTCTTTATCCAATTCAACCTCGCCGTTGATCGCTGACCTTAGAATGGACATACGATTTGAAAAACGATCCTTTACTGACATTAGTAAACTCCTTTTCTGTTGGGACTTGGCTTTCGCCAATGATCCAGATAGGAATCGAACCTATTAAATGCACCATACACTGAATCAATAATTCAGAAAATGAATCTCTGAATAACGTGGTCTTCCTATGAATGTATCACCTACCAATCTCATAGAGTGATAGATGTCTCCGCTAAAGAAAACTGCACAGTTATATCGATCTAGTATACAATGGGATTCGTCTGCTGTATCACACCAAGGGTCATAGTGCTCTCCTCCTCCATGATAATCAAAGGAGTTATAGAATGAAGTGCCTGGTCCATAATTGTTAGTTTTGTTAAGGTAAACTATTGCATTAATACAGTTAGGGTCTGTGTGTGGAAACCAATGACCCTCTGGTAAAGATTTTAACATGGTCATATTAAACATACAACCCCCTGTAAAGTGAGTTGTTGGATGACCAAGTAACATACATGCTTCCTTGTGGATATCAAACCACTTAGCATCGTATGCTTCTATGATTGCTTGTCTACCATCATAGAAGTCTCTACCATTTGCTGACCTAGGATCTTGTGGTTTGTGAGTTATGATAGGACAACTATCAATATAGTCTACCACTCGATCTGGATTCTCGTAGATATTGTCAGCGTATACTACGAGTCTTCCATTAATATTTTCTGTTGTAAATGTTATGTTGTTATTAAGTTTAAAATCTTCACCAGTAAAAAATTTCATATGATTGCTTTTGTTTTGTCAACATGTCCTTTAATATTAAATGAGATGATTGTCCGTTTAACAGGGGATCTATTCGGTATTGATTCGTGATGAAGAGCAGCAGGAAAGAACACAATAGACCCTTCCTTAACAGGAGGGACATAAGACATTAAGTTGCCGTCCCTAAAATCATGGAAGGGTGAGTAAAATGTTGTTGGCATGTGTATCTTTTCATCGAAGTCATAGTACAATACTGATGACCAACCATACATGCCATGGTTGTGCACACGATGTTTATGAGATGCTAGTTGAGACTCAAACCACATTGATGAGATCTCCATCTGATGATTGCGACCAAGGCAACCACTTTTTTTGAATTTATTTATAGGAACTGCGAGTGCTTTGAATACATCGTCAGCATATGGTGGCAATACACCTGCATGATCCCATTCAAAAAAGTCAGTGTAAACTTCCACACCCTGATCCAGATGTTTATCTGCTAGGTCTGGTAGTTGGATGGATTTTTTCTTCTCTTCCCAGTCTTCAATCTCGTAAGTGCAGATTGGCACTCGGAATGGGAATTCCATCATGTCGTTTCAATCTGTCTAATTTGTGACGCTACAATCTCTGCCTCCT